TTCGTCTTGCAATTCTTCATATGTATTCAATTAAAACACCTCCCGCTCCAGTATATTCTTATAGGTGTCCTGAAATCTGGACAACTACTTTCTTTTGGTTTTTACAAATTCAGCAAATGCTTTTATTTCGTCAAGTTCTTCCTCAGTATACTCGTCACCGTCGAAGTGGGCGGCAATGGTTACGGGTTCTTCCGGTTCATCTGAAAATAAATAAGATGTTGTTGTATTTAATGCTTTTGCAAATGCAGATATTTTACTCTGTGGCAAATCGACTTTTCCTGCCTCAACCTTTGCAATAGCGGTTTTGTCTTTATATCCTACGAGCGTGGCAAGTTCTGATTGAGATAATTTTTTATCTTCGCGCAAACTTTTTATTTTTAATCCCATGCTTTCTTGCGTTGTCATATTGCTCACCAACCTTTCTAACATGAATAATATCATAGAAATGAATTTTATTCAACATTTTTATAAAAAATAGTTGACAGACATTCAACCATGATGTAATATGATTACAGGTTGAACAACATTCAACTATAAAGGGAGGTGAAAATTTGACAGACAGTAAAAAATTGAGTGATGAAATCACTGATTCTGGAATGACCATTACAGCAATAGCAAAGAAAATTGGCATTACCAGAGAGGGATTTTATAAAAAACTCAATAATGAAACAGAATTTAAAGCATCAGAAATTTCAGCGTTACAGAAAATTTTAAGATTATCCAACAAGAAACGTGATGAGATTTTTTTTGCAAAAGAAGTTGAATTAAAATCAACTTGAGAAGAAGGGAGAGTGAGAAGATGGAAAGTACAATCGCAGTAAGCAAAGATGAAGTGCACGTTAAAACAGAAAAAACGGAAATCACTCATACAAAAGGAGCAATTTCCGTTTCTGCACCTAAAATCAGTCTGGAATCTGGTAAGTTGTCTCGTCAATCTTGATTAAAGGCTTACTGGTTTCAACACTTACCTTGTCTGCGGTAGTAATTGTTTTCATGACAAAGCCATTTGGGTATGTGGCAATATCAATAATTTGGTCTGCAGACTGTGTGAAATCGTGTTTGATTTGGCTGAAATTGCAGTTTTTAGGCTGCAAAATATTAATATCTGACATAAGCATCCTCCTCTCTTTATTACTCGGCATGGCGGTGCTTGTAAAGAGAAGTTTATCACAGATGGATGTAGTTCACAATAACAATAGAAGGGAGAAAACGATGAAAAATCAGAATATCATAATTGCTTCAAATGGTTACACAACTTGCGTCATGGTAGATGGCAAAGTGTATGGCGATCACGTTGTAAAAGTGGAGTTTGTTCATGATAATAAGGATAAACTAAGCGACGTAAGGCTTCTTGTTACAACAGATTGTGTTCCGCTGGAGGGCAATGCAAGCGATGAAGAAAGACAGGGGTTTATGAAGAGAATCGAAGAACTTTCAAAAGAACAGAAGGGAGATGAGAAGAGTGGAAGAAGTAGATGAACTTATTAAAAAACTTGCAATTCATATCAGTGGAATTATTTCATCTGGTAAAGAGCGAGAGGGAGAAGTTTCAGATAAGACAAAGGCTCTCGCAGCGTTGATATCTGCAAGAGCCGAGTTTCCGGTAAACGAAGCAGAAATAAAAAACGATTTGAAGTCTACTGAGGAGTTAGCAGATATCGTCTTAGAGCATCTTCGGAATATTCCAGAATGCCAGAAGAGCATAGAGTTGTCATCGTCTGAGATATTCCGAGGTAAACAGACACCTTAACGGCATTAGTCAAAAGTAACGCTTCATCTTCGGTAATTTGACGATCTAAACCACCAGCTAGCATTTCGAGGATTGGCTGTAAATTGTTCTTGATTAAATTGTCGGAAGTTTTCATTGCGTACTGAATTATTAAGTCATCCATAGTAATAAATCTCCTTTGGGATTGATACTCGGACGCGGCAACGTCCTGTGAGGAGATTGTACCACAGATGGAGAAATAAAGAAATGTAACGAGAAAGGAGAAATATGAGCGAAGCAGAAGAGTTAGAAAAACTGTGTAAGCCGGTAGTCGACTGGTTGAAAAAGAACCATGATCCGCATACCGAGGTACATATAACCGTAGATCACATTGATCTGATGGAGAGTGTGATCGGCATTCCAGTAAAGTAGGGAGGTGGTTGGATGCCTAGAGTAACCATTAAGAAAAAGGAATACAAAGTCAGCGATTTCAGCAAGTGGATTGTTGGGAAGATGTATGAACAGGGTTTGACTCAGGCAGATTTAGCGAAAATGATCGGAATTACTCAGCCATCATTTTGCAATCGCTTAAAAAAGGGATTGTTCAGTTATTCAGATATGTTGATTTTATTTAAAGAGTTGAAGGTGTCTGATTCTGAAATCCTTACTTTGATGAAATTATGAAGGGAGGTGGTAGTGTGTGAAACGTTTATCTAAAATCATCATGGCAACCGGCGGCACGATATCAATGCTTGCCATGTGTTGCTTAGACAGCGACGGAGTGTATATGTACTATGCCGCACTGGTCTGCATCCTTGGTGGATTTATCGCCGGTGCAGGGTACGGGTTGAGAGTCCTGTCGGAGCGCAGAAGAGAGATGCAGATCGAGATGTTTTGTTTTCATCAGGCGGACAAGCTGGATGGGGATATAGTGTTGATCGAGGACAAAAAAATAGCACCCTGAACTTTGGCGAGGACAGGTGCTATTTACCAAGAGGATTTAGAAAAATCCTTTTGATGTATTTTAACATGAAAGTGAGAAAAAAACAAGTGGACGCAAGTATTGAGATGAAAGCGGTAGCCTTGGAAAAGATTATCGAGACACAGAAACAGATTATCCAGATGAAAAAAGACTTGAATATCGATGTTTCGCTGAATGCAGATAAACGATTGCATGTTCTTTCGATGGATGATCTTATGGCGTATGCAGAGTATTTCGATGAACATGTTTCTGTTGAAGGAAGATATAGTTTTTCAGGTGTTTGGTATATATATGCATCTTTTTACCATTCAGGTACTGAAATATATACATTTCCTGATGAAGAGGAAGTAGAAAAATATATTAAGGAAGGGAAGATTGAGAATTATGAGTAAAAGAGATGAGTTAGAAGAGTTTAA